TAAGTAAACAGTAGCATTTTGGTTGCCGCTGTACGTACCCCACTTCATGTCCGGCCAAATTTGATCCACAAAAACCAAGTTTTCGCCTTCAGCCAATTGGAAATAACCTGTCTGGAATGACGACAACATGGCCGTGGTTGTTGTTCCACTGGCGGCATCATTGCCCTTTTCATGCTGATAAATATATGTGTCGCTACCCGCGCCAATTGGTGGGCCAAGGACGGATTGGTCAATCCACGCAGTTCTGCCTAGTGTGCCAAAATCCCACTGTTGAGTTTGCACGTTATACTTAACGTAGCTATCGTTTTCAGTGGACGAGGAAGATGGATAATACCACGTAATCTCGTTAAATTGGCTGTTAACGCCACAAGCTACTTTGCTCAAATAATTTTGGTTAATGTTTTGAAAAATCACGTCAAAGATTGGGCATGGTATTGGCTGTGGGCCTGAACCCATGCTCATGAAAAACTGCCTTTGGGACATCCAGTACACAGCGCCATTTAGCTGACCAACGCAATGTCGTGATACCGCTCCGCAATTAGAACCAATCTTATTGAAGCTGTAAACAAACGGCGTTCCAACATATTGCATGGCCCAAAGGTCTAAGTCAGTCCAAAGCAATCCCTGTTGCGGCCCTTGAATACCCGCCACAATCTTAGAACCTGTAGGGATGCGATATGAACCAGCTTGGTTGGTTGACGAAGCTATCCAATTGGTAAAATCGCCAACGTCACACCACCTGACAAGCATAGGGTCTGCCTGTAGGTTAAACGAAGAACCGTAAGCTACAATCTGTCGTTGAGGCATGGCGACAAAAATGCCAGAATTAACGAGCGGGCCACTGCCACCCACAATCTGAGCATTTTGCAACTGCCCGTTAGGATCGTAGTAATAGATTGCGCCACCTGCAGGACATGCAACTAGATACGAACCAAAGTTATCTAAGGTCCAATCTGTCGCAGTGATTGCTGTGCCGGGAACAGACGGTTGAGTTGACCCAACACCAAACCCGCCCGTACCAAATCCGCCAACGCCAAACCCAGTACCCGTGGGTTGGGGGCCGATGGCAATGTAAAAATTGGATTGCACATTGCCGCTATTTATTGCAGTTGGTCCAGCGGAAGATGTTGCCGTATTTGCGGCTGCAAAAGTAAATGAACTTGCGCTTGGAACTGTTAAAATGGTGTACAAACCAAAAAGTGCAATACCCCCAACGGTTGTAGATACACCAACATAAAACGTGGAACCTACGGAATACCCGTGGTTATCAAGGTAACATGTAACCGTAGACTGCCCATTTGTGGTTTGAAAGGCAGGGACGCCAACTAATTTAGCCGTACCCGTGCCAGAGCCAACACCTGTAGCATTGAATATCACACCAACCGTATTGGCTGACGCGCCAATTAAGGTGTAGTCAGTTGTGCCAACAGTTACAATTTGATAGGTATCCCCTACCACAAATGACCCAGCCGTTGTGTTGGTTGACGTGTTGGCTGTTGAGGTTGCAGTACTTGCCGCCGTAATAGAATACGTTGTCCCAGAGGCGGTCAATAATTGATACGGCCCCGATAAAACAATCCCGCCAACAGATACGGGCGTTATATAATCAACGTAATCCAGAACGGATGCAGTAATGTTGGAATCCGTTACGTTAACAACTTTTGAACCAGATGTGGTTGAGAATACTGGAGCCGTGTTGGTTATGCTTGTTTGTGGTGTAATGTTAACAAGGTTATTGCCAGTCAAAACATTAAGAGACGATTCAGCACCAATCCCAAGATGGTTGATGGCATTAAGATCAGCCCAACCCTTAAGTGCGCGAATCGCGGAACCAATAGCTGAATTATAATACGCCACCCAGCCGCCAAGCTTTTGGGCCAATCCAAATCCGTTCCGCTCTGGCAAAAAGCGAATCAATTGCGAAGAAGAATACGCTGCTTCATTTAAGGTTGGGGTGACGTTCGTATCGACACCGGGTTTGAGTTTGATCGTACCAAAGGGCATGATTAACCCCTAGTTGGCGAAGCGGCGGGGGCAGGTGAGTAAGACGACCAAGCAGCAGCCTCATATTTTTTGCGATTCTCCTCAACCAACGCACTGGCTTTCAAAGCCTGATATTGGCTTTCGTAGGTCTGGGCCATTTGTGGGTCGTCGTTAATGCGCCCAAAGTTACGTTGGAAAGCGGAGATGTAAATCATACTCGCCATGATAAACATATCTGGCAGGTAAGTTGAAATGTAAGTTGTCGTGTTTGTGGCAGAAAGCGGCGCAGAACGGACAGTGCCAGTTATAATAGTACCGTAGTTACTGTCAGGCGTTGGCCCCACAATCATATATTGGCTAGTATTACCTGTAGTAGCAGTATCGCCCCCATAAACAGCAAAATACTGAGGTACGCCTGTCGTAGAACCTGATCCGTAAACATTCTGTATAAATTCTTTAGTAACTGGCAATAGCGGTGAAGAAACACCGGAATTAACTACTTCAAACGTCTGCGGTACAATAAACTGCGACGTAGGTAAAGTTAACGTATTGTTATTTTGGGTAAATGAATAAGCTGTCGTGCTAATTTGAGTAGAAAGAAAGTCTAAATCACGCTGCATACGCAATTCTGCGTAGCTGATCATTTGGGGCAAAATGATCGTGAAATTGGTATCATTGGACGGAATGACGGCCATTGTGCTAATTTGCTGCACGTAACTTGAGTATGTTAAGGCCATAACTTAATCCTACGATGCCATGTCAAAGGCAGCCTTTTCCACCGCCGCAACTCTATTTGACCAACCTTTGCCAAACGTACCATACGTGGGCAAACTTTGCAAAAAGGCTAGTCTTGCTTCACAGACTCCCGTAGCAACTTCACGAGCGTTAGCCGCTTCACAAGCACTAATTGTGGCTTGGCCGATTTGTCCGTCCGCACCAACACCAAGTACCTGCTGAAGGGTTTTCGCCGCACGGCCTACCCCACTATTAACAGCCATATCAAAAGTGGCATAGTCAATGCCAAGAGGAAGTGAGTCGCCACTGATCTTATCCCAATAATTAGCCTTATACAAAGAAGCCACGTCCTGCGGCCCTAAAGCCCTCATTTCAGCTTCAGTAACATCTCGCTTCACCCAAGATTCCCAAACTTTTTGCGTTACGCCAAGGTTTGTGCGACCGCCGGGGTCTTTTGGGTTATCCGTGTACCCGCCTTCACTTTTTAAAACCAATGCTAGGCATTGCTCAAAATTACCGTTCACTGTTTGTTCCCCAAAGAAGCCGTAAGCGCATCAGTCTTTTGTTTCGAACCAGCAGAAGAGCCAAAATAAAATCCCATAACGCCAGTCCAAGCAGTTCCAAGCGTCCCAATAAGCATAAGAAGTGCTTCACCACCCGTAGCTGGAAGGCCAAAATGTAAAATGTAGGCAATGATGCCAAAGAACCCGATTGTCACACCAACAGCCAAAACACGAGGAATCCAATCCCGCGTTGCAATCTGCATTTGACGGGCTGAATCACGGTCCTGTTCAGAAATCCGCTCCAGATCAATGTCCAAAGATTTCATTTGAACCTTAAAATCTGCGTCAATCTTTTTGAGAGCGGCTAATTGGTCGCCATTTGGATTAGCCAAAGCCGACATAATGTCGTCCTCTGTTCCATCTTGATGCCCAAATAAAGCACTGGAAATGGCTTTAACTGCCATACCTGCCACTGGGCCGCCTAGAGCCGTCGCAATAGTAGGAGCAACTGAACCAAGTAATGGTCCAAAAGTTTTAAGAATGTCCATGTTATTTCACCGTTAACATAAGATATAAGCCAATCGCGCCAATGCCTAATACCAGAAAACCTACAATACTGCTAACCATAATCAAATCCTTGCGGTTTTCTTCCTGTTCCTTCAAGGCAGCTGCAGCTTGACGGGCAGCTTCCTTCCGCATCTCAATGACTGAACGCTGAATACCTTCCCATGCGGCGGGGCCATATTGCCCCACAAACATGTTTTTAACGTCCAACTGCATTTGCTGGGCCTTGGCTTTAGCGGCATAAATTTTAACCGCTTCAGCCTCAAACTCAGCTTGGCTTTGGAACATTTTCTTTCTGCGTGGTGTAGACGCAATAGTAACAATTTGGGCAACCTTACTGAAAAGATTGCCCACTTTTTCTGCAGTTTCCATTACGTCCTGCCCTGCATCGACGGCGGACTTGATGCTATTATAGATTGCAGTCGCGCCAGCGATAAGGGTAAACGGGTCCATACTTAGTCCATATTATTCAGCAGGTGTATTTTCCGGCGCTACAGGCGTGGCTGCAGCAACTTGAATTTGCGGTTCTGCTTGTGCTTTTATTTTTTCATAAACAGCAATACCCGCTTCAAGCGGTAACTTCCCAAGACCCGCCGCAATAATATTTGCTTCTGCGACCGTAAATTTGAAAGTAAGTTCGAGATTTTCCATTGAATCCTCTTAAAATGGTGGTTGTTGGGTTTGTGACGTTGTTTCACCTAGTAGGTTAATTTGTGAAGCAATTTGTGCCTCAACGCCGGGCATACTAATACAACCCGCAACCCATTGATAGGCCATTTCTTGAGTAATATCAGCATATGGAACAAATTCTGCGGGGTTTGGCGAACCTAAATTGGCCGTGCCAGATGCCGATGACGTATATGTTCTATCCGTCCCCGTACATACCCAATTAATAGCCGTAACCACATTGGTCAGGCCATCAGAAGATGGGTTTACAATAAACTGAGGAAATTCCCACGTATAATGCATTAAGTGTATTCCCAAATGCGGATCATGCCTTGGTAGCCATTGCCGCCGGATTGTGTGCCAGCACC